TGGGTTACCCGTAACAATCAATTCGCGGCTTAACTCTTTATTTGTATTATCTTTTACAACTCTAATAAATGCATCGGATCCGCTTTGTTTTGTCCAAAATGTTGGCTCATATTCGTAAACGGTATTTGCGCCGCTTGCATATTGATTGCGTAAATCGCCCTCATCCTTCAAATCTGTATTTTTAATTAACCCCGTTTGCTGATCATAATTAAAAGTTTCTGTTACGGATTTGTAAGGCCTGATAATTGATTTTAATAAACCCGTTTCAATATCATTTTTATTTATTAAAAAATTTTGGTTGTTTGACTCTTCCCCCAAATAAACAAAATTATCTGTGTATTGGTTAAACTCAATCGCATATTTAGGATCACGGGCATAAGATGAAAATACCTCACCAATTCGCACAATGTACCATTCGCCCCACGTTTGAAATAATGAAGCATTAAAACGGCTCATTATTTTCTCCATAACATCATAACAACTATCCCATGCATCATTATTTTGAAATGTGCTGCCCAATATTACGGTACTATCCAACCAACGTGCAACGGTGCCACCTTGCGGGTATAATTTAGTTGCAACATTTAACCCGCATGTAATGTTGGTTGATTTTAAACACATACGAACCAACGTTAATAAAGAAACATAACCAGAAATATTAACGGATGTATCGAATGTAACGGTTGATGATAACGTTGTAAAATTTGGCAAACCTTGCCCCGTGTAAATTATCCAATTTGCCAATACATCATTGTAAGAAATTGACAAACAGGTATAAGTACCTACATATAACGAACCACTAATCGTGAATTGTTGCCCTGGCTTTAATGCCGCTAATTCGGGCCGATTTGTGTAAAAACTCGCACCCAATGCCGTTAAATCAATGTTGGTATATGTTACCGGTGTGCCGTATTTTAACGCTGCATCATTTAATTTAACGCTCTTTAATGTGCCCAAATTATCAGTTGCAATAATATTTAATTCGTGCGAATAATCCAATACAACCTCCTGCGAATCATCCTGCAAAACATAACCGCGAAACAATGTCATCATTGTGTCGGTACGTATCAATTCAACATAAAATGCATCATCCTCTTCGCTGTAAAAATCATCCAATGAAACGGTGCCATCATTAATAATGCCAATATTTAACGTGCATCCTTTAATTGGTGCAAACGGGTTATCCTCCTGCCATTCCTGTACACATCCGGTTGATGTTAACGTTATTTCCGTTTCATCGCCGGTATAATCTTTTTTACTTATCTCTAACCTAAATGTTAGGTTTTGGCTTGAAATGGTGTTAAACTCCGCAAAATATTTTAAACCGTATGGCATACGTATTAAGTTGTTCGGCCGTATGTTTGGCCATATTTTTTATTACTAAAATAAATATCCTGCCCGCGCAACATTCCAAAAACCTCAATTGATCCGCCAACGCCGCCCATCATTGCCGCCGTTTGCGCTGCGGGCACCACTTGCGAACCGCCGGGTAAACTCACCAATTCCGGCCCACGCTCACCAATCAACGCAACCCCGCCCGGTGCATTACGGGTACCAACGGCAAACGCTTGTTTTTTGCTTGCCTGGTTCGCAATAAAAGAACCCAATGCAACCAGGGCAATGCCTGCAATCAATGCAGCGCCTGGCTTTAATGCCAATGATTCCTTAATTAATTTTATTAATTCAGCGGATGCAATAAAATATTTTCCCAACTCCTGCAAACCTGTACCAATAATTTTAAAAATATTATCGAAAAATGAGCCTATATTTTCGCCCGATAACGCTGCTCCCAATGCATCGCCAATTGCTACCGATACGCCGTTAAATGTATCTTTGAAGAATTTATTTAACCCCTCCGATAATTCAACCAACTTAGTTAAATCAATATCAGGGATTTCAATTTTAGGCAAAATCTTTATATTAAACAAACCGCGCCCGCCTAACTTTGTTATTTCCTGCTCAATGGTACCAATTTGGGTTTTTAAATTACTAATACCCTCCGGTGTGAATGTTGTTTTTAATTGGTTTTGTAATTTTTTTAGTTGATTTTCTAACGCAATTACCTTATCATTTGTGGAGGAAAATATTTTTTCGGCGGGTAATTTATTAAACTCATTACCTAATAAATTAATTTGTGCTTTTAACCCTTTTATTATTTGATCATCAGGGGCTACATTTAAATCTGAAATTAATTTTTGAATGGCTCCCTCAATTAATTTAATTTCCTCTTTTACTACTTCGGCTTTCGGTGTTTTTAATGCAATACCAACCTGTATTGCATTTGCTAAATTATTTTGTAACTCTTTTAAAACGCCATCAATTGTTTCAATTTCCTTTGTTGCCTTTTTACTTTCATTGCCTGTTAACTTAATCCCATTGCTTAACGCTGTTAAATCAGAGGTTAATTCCTTAATTGTTAAATTTGCTAATGCAATTTGTGAATTTTTTATGGCATCCTTTTGAGCAATTAATGCATTATTTTGCTCCTCTATTTGATTGGCAAAATTTGCGCCCTCTGCTCCCAATTTTCTAAGATCGTTGGTTCTTTGTTTTGCAAAGTTTTTAGCAAGCTCGGCCCTTTGTTTCTCGGATTTTGTTTGCGTTTTACCCTCTAATTCAACTAATTTGGCTAACTCTTTTTCTAATCTTTGTTGTATTATTTTAGCCGCAACAACATTTTTAAGGTTGGCAATATAGGCCGAATAAGCCGCATCTAACCCCTCAACCGCCCCTTGTTCCAATTTTAAACCCGAAAATATTTGCGGGTTAATTTTTTTCAACTCATTTAACGCATCTAATTTGCGTTTACGCGTTTCCGTTTCATTATTTAAAATGGCAATCAATGAAACAACCTGCGTTGCCTCTTTGCCTTGCTCATTGTAAATTGAATTGAGGGCCTTTTTAGTTTCGTCCGCCGCCTCTTTTGCCTCTTTTGTTTTGCCAATCCATGCAGTAAAACCAACCGCCGCAAATTGTAATGCGGATGTAACCAAACCCAACGCCAAACCAATACCGCCCGCTCCGCCTAAACTCGATACCAACGCTTTTAATGCTCCGCCGGTGCTGCCCGTTTCACTTCTTAATCTTGTAAATGATTCAAAAAGCGGGTTTAAGTTGTTCGCAATACCAATAAACCCAAACGGCGCATCCTGGGCAACACGGGATAAATTGGTTAATGATTGGGTTGCGGTGTTGCTGGCAGGTGTTAACTTTTGCATCCCGCCCCTCAACGAACCAATTTGCGTTTCTAACCCCTTTACATTGGTTTGCAACTTTTGAATTTCGGCAACGTCCGTTGTTTTTTTCAACGCGGCTTGAAATTGCTTTAACTCATTTTCGGCCTTTTGTAATTCCGCCTGCAACTTTGACGAATCGGCCCCAATATTTATTTTTATTTCCTCTGCCATTATTTAATTTTTAAGCCGTGCCGTTTCATAATCTCATCGTATTGCTCCTTTGTCATTGCCTTCGCTTTTGGTTTTACCTCATTATCCGCAATTGGCCAAAACCGATCAATCTTGCCCACCGCTTTGCTACCTGCCATGCTTTCGGCAACACGAAAAGCGGCAAAGCGAATCACTAATGCTGACTCCTTTTGCCGCTCCATATAACCCTCACATGCGGCGTAAAACTCCACTGGCAGGGCCGTATAATAATCGTATGCTGTCCAACCTAATTTGCCCAATGCAAATTTTAGGTTTTCATACGCTTGCTCCTTTACACTTTTTTTTTGCCATCCTCAATCTCCTGGCCTTTTTTAACCAAATCTTGCCATACCTGCGTTTCGTTCAATGTCTTACTTACCAACTCCATTGTTTCGGCTTTATTTGGCATGCTATCTATCCAATCGCAAACCTCCTCAAACGTATGCGCAAACTCTTCGCGCTTAACGTATGCATTGCCCTTTAAACCGCCGTAAATGCATGAATAAATAAAACCGCTCGTTGTTTCGGTATCATTGTGCGTTGCCATTATTTCAATGGCCAATTGGTTAAACTTTAAACCACGGGTTTTGCCGCCAATTTCAATTTGGATGTAACTCATATTATAGGTTTATTTTTTTGTATGCAACTAACTTGTAATTGTTACTTTTTGGATCTGTTGAAGGGCCTTCAAATATTAAAGATCCTGATGATGTTTCAATATTATGAAACCATGCTTGCGTTCCGTCGCCTGGTTTTTCGCATGAACTCCAAAAATTTACTGTGCCCGTATTTGGAATAAATGGCATTGCATTCCAATTGGTAATAATACCAAAAAACAAATCATCTGTTGTTGGCATATACCAACCCGCACCCTCATTTTGTATTGTTAATGCCGCACATGGTAACGGATCATAAGCGGATATAATTGCAGGTGTATTTGTAATGCCTGATAAAAAAGCCTGATCTGTTACGCCTGTAGTAATTGACTCATCGCCCCATGTACTATTTGTTAACTCATTTGCAACAATATAATAATCACCGGATCCATCAATATAACAAACATAACCCCCATCCAAAAACAAACCAATACTCAAAGTTAAAATATTTGTTGATGGCATGCCATAACATTGGATGGTACCGGTGAATGTACCAACCGCATCAAATGCGTATGTGCTACTCAACTCCGATATAAAACCCGTTCCGGTTTGTACTTCGTCGCCAATTTCTGGTAAAATAGGCCCTAATTCAAAACCAATTGTGGTTTCACTCCGTAACAATGTACGCAAATCGGTGCCGCTAATTTTGCCGTTTAATGGATCCTGCAAATGTTGGCCCTCAAAACTAATTGAAATCTCCAATGAGCCGGGCGATTTGTCCGGCCCGCATGCGCTCGATGCATCAACAACGGTTACGCTGTCGTTTAATGATACGGATGTTAAACATACAACCGTATCATCATTTATTTTTAGCAAATAATCGCCGCCCTGAATTTTGTGCTCTGCCATAATTTATTAATCAACGTATGTTTCCAATGTTGGTGTGCCGTATGGTTGAATGGTACCGGTAAATGTACCAACCGAATCGAATGCGTATGTACTGCTCAATTCGGACAAATAACCCGTTCCGTACTCAATCTCATCACCATCCAACGGCGATGCCGGTGCAATTTTCCAACCAATGGTTGTTTTGTTGCGCAACAAAACGCGCAATGATGTACCGCTAATTTTGCCGCTGTCCGGATCTTGCAGGTGTTGGCCTTCAAATGTATAACTCAACTCCAATGTGCCGGGCGATTTGTCCGGGCCGCATGCGCTTGACGCGTCAACAACGGTTATCGAATCGGATTTACCAACGGATGTTAAACATACAACCGTATCATATGCGGTACCGCCCGCTGGATCAATAAAAAGCAGCATCGTGCCGCCTGAAACCTTATGCTCTGCCATTTTTTTTGTTTTTTAGTTTATAAAAATATCTTGTTTAAATATTAATGCCCTACTAATATAAACCTTCCCGCCCATTTCACCAAATCTTTCTGTTCGGTCGGTTTGTACCAACAAATTTAACATTTGTAATCCAAAATCCGACAAATTCAACACGGAAATTGAGGATGGTTTAATTGCCTCCAATATCTGCCCCGTTACAATGTTTAATTGCTTTGAATTGTTGTATTTATACTCCCAACTATTTATTGTAACCTGTATTGTTGCCTGACAATCGCTGCTATTATCTGTGGACGTTTCCTGCGCGTTTACATCGCTCAAAACAACATAAATTTTATCCTTTACATCATCCGGCTCCTCACCCTCATAACATGGGATATCCAACCCATCAATCACGGTATAATATGCCTGCAATAATGCGCTATTTATGTCCTTCATTTAAATATCTTTTTAATATCCTTTATTAACAAAGGTAAATTTTTATTTACGGATGGATATAAAAACGGCTTTGGACGTATACCATCGCGCAAAATCTTTTTGTAAATAAAATAAACATGAGAGGGCTCCAATTTTTTGCGGTTGCCCCATGCCTGAATTGATTTCCAAAAATCACGTGCCGTGCCGCCCCCGCCCTTGCCTTTAAATGTTGCCGCATATGCCTGCCAATCATCGGGCAAACTTGCAACATATTGCGCCGCAAATTTGCGCGTGCCAAACTCAATATAGGCCGCATATTTTTGCGCCGCAACAACCGCCGCATTGCCGTTGCCATAAAGAGGCTTTATGCTACCCTTTAATCCGTTTTCATCGCTCGATTGTATCGATACCAATGTTATTGCATCCGTTGCCGTCCTGTCCGCCCAATCATTCAACGCGGCCTGTACGCCGTCCTGCGTATCCTTTGCCAATTTATCAAACTTTTTGAGGGTTGCATCCAACCCCTGAACGTTTACGCTAAACATTTTTAATAATATAAAATTGTTGCAACCTCGCCCGCTTCAAAATATACACTCCAAACAAATGCGCCCGTTGTTGAATTAAAATATACCTCTTTGCCGCCCGTTGGCGATGCTTCAACAACCAAATATTGCACCCCATCTTTAAACGCTGCAAATACATTTTTGCCAATCAATGCAGCATTTGTAAACTCAAACTCACCGGTTGCCGCTAAATAGTTAAATACCTGGATGTTGCCTGTGTCCATTGGTGCATCGTTATTTATTTGTTCGTCAATTTTTACCGCCTGGATGTACTCCCATGATTTTGCGCCCTCTGTGCGGATTTGTATTGATGTTATTTTGTACGGCTCCGCCTCATAATACAACACATCATTTGAACGCGTTGGCCGCTCTTTTTCATACCGCAAAATAAAGATTTGATCATATTCCCATTGCCCCTGTTGCCGCTCGTTTAAGTTGCTGCCTGTGCGCTCCCTTACCTCTGCCCATTTGCTCCACTCCGCAATTAACACGGCATCCAATCCGCCAAACTCATTTTTTGCGGTGCCATACCTTTTTATTGTTACCCTTCGGTTTAGTTTATACACGGCGATAAGGATTTAATAACATTTTTGCAATTGGCCCCAACTGATCAAAACGCTCGTTTCGTGGATCGCTTACAAAATACACGGATTGGCTGCGTTGGTCATAAGTATAATATACCTGGTTCAATACGGCTAACTTTAATTGCTCCGGCAAAGTTGAATAACCGCCAATGTAATTAACCGTTATATCATTTTCTTTTGGCGTTAATAACCTAACAAATTGGTTACCGCTTACCGTATAATTTGTATCCAATAACAACGTAGTGCCGTCTTTATCAACAACGGATGTAATCGAAACAATTGGGCCATATGGCAAATACATGCCGCCATTTTCATTGTTTAATATTGCCGTTATTTCATGCTCAACAAAGCCAACGCCGGTGTATGCTTCGCACATTTGACGCGCCGCAACAATCAACGATGTTAACAACGCATCATCGGTGCTAATGTCAACCTTGCAAAAGTTTTTAGCCTCCGATAAATTAACCGGCTCCGTTATTGCCCCGTCGTTAAACTCAATATCCAAAACGCTATTGTATGAAACCATGGTATTTATTTTATTGAAATGGCCCCACCCTATTTAATGGGTAGGGCCATTTTCTTTATTATTCCTTAACCAATTACGCGGTGAAATCACCAATCATTGCAGCCGTTGGTAACATCAAATTGATGTCTTCCAGGCACTCAATGCGGGCTGTAATCAAATTGCGTTGGAAATTATCACTATCCTCCATTGCAAACTCAATAACAACGCTTTCGGTTTCTACACGCTCCAAATAATCAGCATCGAAAATCAAGGCTTTATCAGCAGGTACCCATGATGCAGGTACAACCGGTGTGCCACCAATTACAATGGTACCGTTTGGCAAACTTACAACCGATCCGCTACCCTGGTAATAACCATTCGTGTAAAGCAATTTGTTTAGGGCTGCCAATTCGGTGTAATTAACCAAAACATAAGATGCGTTAAAATTGGCCTGCTGTTGCTGTGCAATACAATCCATCAAATATTTAACGTTATCGGTTTCGGTTGATGTTGGCGTATTTGACGCACATGCGGTTGCAACGGCTGTGTAAAACGTGCTGTTTTCAATTTTGTAGAAATCACGTGTCAACAAACGCGGCAAAGTTGTTTGCATAAACGGCAATTGCTTTGCCATTTGCTTTGAGAAACGCGCAAAACCTGCAATGTAATCCTCAACAACTTTGATTTCGCTGAAATCGTAATCGATTTGTCCTTTTACCGCACCTTCGGTTTGTACTGTGAATGCACCTTCTCCGCCTGTTTCTCTGTATTGTACATACAATCCGGTTGGTGAAATGCTGGTTGGAATCAAATCACGCATGTTAACCTTTTGGCTCGGCAAAATGGCTTGTGTTGGTGCATATGATGCAACGCCATCACCGGTCAAATTGTTACCCAATGTCATTGTGCCAACCGCTTTAATTTCCATGCGGAACGGCTTGCCCTTTTTTACATTTTGGATGCTGTCGAAATTAGCCTCCAAACCTTCAGCAAAAAGTTGGTTAAAACTCTTTGTTTCTTTTGCGTTTGAACCGGTTGATTTTACGCGGGTTTGCAGCAAATCAAATGCCTTCAAAATTGCGGTTTGCTCACTTTTCAGTTTTGCAACCTCTGTGCTCATTGATTTAACGGCCTCGGCTGAGTCGCCACCGTCTTTAAATGATGCAATTTTTTCCTCAACTTGTGAAACAACTGATTTCAATTGCTCGGCGATTTCACTTTTAGTTTTTTCGTTAATTGAACTTTCGAGCGTTGACTTTAGGCCCTCCAATTCAATCATCAAATCTTTTTTTTCCATGATTGATTTTAATTTTTTAATGTTTGTTTAAATTCACGTATCGCATCTAACACATCATTTTGCGGCAATGTGGAACCTTCCGGCATTGTGCTACTCTTTTGCATATCGATAACCAACTGTGCTAACTGTTTTGTATGCAACAAAAGCATTTCAATTGTCTCATCTGTTGCATTGGTGTTGCGGCAAAATTTCTCTATTGCCTGCGTTTGGGAAATTATCAAATCAATGTTATCCAATGATTTGAGCCCCGTAATTGGCGTTAATGGGTTTGCACCCCACGCCGTTAAACTTGAACCCTCGTATAACTTTAACTCCGTAATTTCATAATATCCCAACCCCGGATTTTTCATGTATTGCTCATACGCTTGCATTTGGTTGCGCTTCATAATCCGAAACCCAATTGAATGCTCCGTAATCAAACCACTCTCCACCATTTTAATAAAATCTTCGCCCAAATCATGCCCGCCAATTTGCGACTCATACGCCAACCCCGTTTTATCCTCCCTCAAATCCATCAAAACTCCCAACGGCTTTGAAGGATCATGGTTAAGTAAATGTTTTATGCGGGGTTGCGCACTTTTGGGCCCATTCTCTTTAATGCTCTTTTTAAATGCACCCGGACGGATAACATCGCCGTCTGCATCCACATTATTGAAATGCGAAAAATAACCGGTAACAATCCCTTTTTTCTCATCAACATCATCGATGGTTGCCCCGATCATCCCGTTTTTTATTTGGTATATATTCTCCACGTCTTAAAATTAATATATTTTGATTTAATAAAAAAAATTATCTCCGCCGGATAATGTTGCCGTTTGCATCCCGTTTGGCCTTAAATGCAACCGTGCACCGGCAATTAACAACCTGCGATGCAGGCACCGGCAACCCATTTGGTTGCGATCTCACACCGGGTTGCATCATCTCAACCAATCCGCCCTCCTGGCTCAATAACTTAAAAGGCACATCGTAATTTACAACCTTACCATCAACCGCGCGATGATCATGCCGCGTCCTGCTATCCTTAACCGCTATCCAATATTTATCCATTACGTTGCCCGATTCCTGGGCATATATCATCGCCGCACCATTGGCCGCGGTTACTGTTTCCGTCCGGGCAATGCGCCGCGCCCGGATCGGGCCAAATTCAGGATGCACCAATAATTGTTTTACAATATCATCAAATGATGCGCCCGTTTCCGCTGCCTGGCTCAAAACCCTAATAATTACCTCACGGCTGTATTGCGTCATTAAATTGGCATCATTCAGCAAATCAACGCCGTAATATTGCTGCATCAATTCGGCAATCCTGGCATTAAACCCCATCTGCCCGCTCACAAACAAATCATCCTGTTTGTATGCAAACTCACGATTTGCCGCCGCCCATTTAGGGCCAACCGTCCGGTACAAATCAACCAACACATCATAAATGGGAAATGCGGGGATGCTCGCCACATCCTGCGATTTTGCAAACGCATCTAATTGCACCTTTAATGCGCGGTTAAATTTAGGGGTAAATAATTTTTCCTGCCTCTGTTGGAATGCATGCCATTTTTTCCAATAATTATTTTGCTCCCGCTTTGTCATTGCACATTTACATTTACCGTAATGCCCAAACCATCCGCACCCAAACGCCGTGCCAATTCTTTTTTAACCTCATCGCACCGCCACCGCCATTGTTGTTGTTTGCTCGCGCAACTCGGTTTTGGCAAATGCATCATAATTGCCTCATTTACTTTTTTCTCCGCAATGATTGCAACCTCATTTATTGACTTCATACAATTTGCTCACGTTCAAATACCGGCATATCCTCAACCCCGCCATTTAAATCAATTAACAATTGTTTGCCGCTGTCGATAATGATTTGATTCATTAACGGGTTATCAATCTCCTCAAACTGTTGGATTTCACGTTTCTCATTTGGCGTTATCCACCACATCGCATTTAGCGCATCCGCTTGCGCTTTCATATCATCCTGCAATGCCGGGATTTCGCTTATATCAATCTCAATGGTGCGCTTTACGCCGTCCATAAATTTTGGCAGGGTTAACACGCCGTGTATTATCGCATCCCTAAATAAAAATATGTTTGGCAAAATGCTGTTGGTGTACAACATTTTTAGTGCCGTGTTCATATTATCATAGGTTGACGCATCCGTATTATTTAAGAGTACCTCCGGAAATTTGTACGCGTTGCAAAGTTTAGTGAAATCTATTTTTTGCAACTCCACTACATCCATGTCCGCCAACGGCAAACCTAACGGAATGTAACCCATTTCACCCGCTGCAAAGTATGGCGCGCCCTTGTTCGATGAATTGTGCAAATACTTCGCAAAATCATTTTTGCGCTGTGCCAATGTTTCAATGGCAAACTCATTTTTCTCGTACACAATGCCCGGTATACCTCCGTTTTGGATTTGGCCAACGCTTGCATCCATGCCCGCATTTAATCGTGTTATGCGCTTAGTCAATACCTGTAATGGGCTCAACCCTCTAAATTGCAAACCGTTTGTTGTTTGCGGGTTGTAATACTTAACGTGTATTATCTCATCCGTTGTAAAATTGCCATCGTAACCCACATCATAATAACGGTACCCAATAACGCGCTGCGGAAAACTATCCGATACAATTACCTGCACATTTTGATTATTCAACGCATGCAAATAAACCTTACCCGCATTCGGGCCCAACTCTATTACCTCCTTATATAAAAACAATTCACCGGTTATGTAAAGAATAGTAAAATACTTTATCCTGTCCTCATACGTTATGCCGCCCATAAACTCAACAAACGGATCTGTATCCGGCAAATCCTGCATTGCCTTTAATTGATAATGTTTGCCCTGGATGGTTTGTTGCCCGTGCTTTTTATACCGCTTCAACATATCATCGTTAACGACCTCATACCCATACATTGGGATGCGTGCCGCCGTTTCGGCTAAATAACTGATCACGCTGTAAATATCATCAATCGTGCAATATTGATCGATGCTTTCAATAACCTGCCAACTCGGATAGATCGCGGTTGATGCATTTATCTGCATGCCTAAATAACTCCGCTGCAATGCTTTTACCTGCGTTTCAAGTTTCTTAATTGTTTTGGTTGATCCAAACAACCTATCCATTATTCCCATATGCAAATACCATTTTAGGTTTTAATTCAAATAATTCGCGCATCATCAACATATCCATTAAATCCGGGCTATCCCCGTTTAACTTTATTTTCATTTCATCCTTACCAATTATCCTCAACTTCCCATCATAATCTGCCTTCGCTCTTTTTATCGCTTTGCGCTCATGCAGGAAACGTTGCCTAATTGTGGTTGTTTGGTCATACATTTTATTGCCTACATGTTTGCTAATCTTTAACTCCCCATTATCAACCCGCGCACCTATTCGGTAATAACATTGCGTTTTTAGGTTTAAATAATTCTCTTTAATTAGTCGCCCGCTGATTGGATCCTTTACGCTCATCGCCGATGCACCGCCGTTGAATGGCACCGCACCTTTAATGAACCCGTCAATATATGAACCAACCCCGTCGCTGTCGTAACAAATATAACGATTTTCAACTGAATATTTTTCGGCCATGTTTTGTATTAAATCTATTACCTGTTTGCCGTCCGATTTGTCCATAATCTCCACGTCCATTAATACGAACCCCTCCCAATAACCAACTACCAATTTGTTGCTGCCCTTCATTGCAATGTCCGCCGTAATAAATCGCGTTGATTTGTCATTGTTGCGCAATATGTCGAAACATTCGGCAAACTTGTCGAACTCAAACAGATCATCCGGGTTGCTGCTAACCTTCCAACGGCCCTCCAATAATTGCCGCCGTGTGTCCTCATCCTGGCTCAACAGATTGCCCGGATATGACGGATCCTGTTCTAACCCCTTTTTATTATCATAAATGGAACCAGAAACGAATGTAATTGATTTGATAAAATCACGCGGTTTCAATCCGCTTTGCTCAATCAACGGCTCAATAATGTGCGCCGCTTTACTCATTACCTCATCGTAACTGTCGCCCCAAATGTAATCGTGCCCGTACTTAATGAAATACCGCAACTTACCCCGCCGCTCCAATATCGGGAATCCGGTATCGGGATCTATCCACCATTTGATTAACTTATATACCCAACTTTCCGGATCGGGGTTACATGTGGCCCGAACAAATGGCCGCACATTGCAATTAGAACGGTTACGGCTTAACAGATAAAAAAACATGGTTTCACTAAAATGCGTTAACTCATCAAATCCAATGAACGGGATTTGCGAGCCCTGCCAATCATATTTATTTTTCTCATACTCTAAATGCCTAAACGATATTTTTGAGCCCTGTGGAAATTTCCAATCTAACGATGATTCACGCGGCTCACCGCCAACAATGGGGTACAACTTCATGGACGTATCCCATAACCCGCCCTCATTTCGTATTTGCACCGATGTGCGCCGAAATATTACCCCGCCAAATCCTGCGTTGCCAATGTGCCGCAATGGATCCAATAACAAGGCAAATGTTTTACCAACAAACGCCGCCGCCCCGCCGATAACAATATCCGCCGAACTACTCAATGATATTTCCTGGTAACCCGGTTGGGGTTTGATTATCTGTATTTGTGGCTCCATCTGTTTGTATTGGGGTTATGTCTATTACATCGCGCTCATTATGAGGCAATTGTATTACCTGCACCGTCTGCACCTGGCTGTGTGTTACTTCAATCTTTGCGTTTTCCTGCGGTTTGCCGAATCCCATTTGGTATGCATACATCACAAGGGATGGCACCCCGCTGTCCAATAAATGCTCAAATGCCGCATCCAATGATCCATATTTGCGCTCCAATGCACTCAATGCAATATTGCGTGCGTTTACTTCTTTTCGTTCCGGATGTCTGCCCATCTGTTTTTAATTAATGTTCCCTGACGTAAAATTAGGCGATTTAAGCCTATTTAATGCGTTTAGGTAGGTTGTATTCAAAATTTATTTATCTGCCTTTATTCGTCATCTGTGTGCCAATAAAAACGTTTCCGTTGACGTATGCGGCTCAAACATGCCCACCGCGATAAATTCAACTCACCCATCATGTGCTCAATGTTATCATAAATTTCACCTGTTTCATTATCCATGATTTTGGGGTTGGCTTTGTCTGCATAATTCCAACGCGCAACCTCCACATCATTGCAGGTTATTTTAACCGGATAATTTTTTATATCAAACCGCTCACGAAGAATTGGCATTACCTCATCAATTGTGCGGGTTGTTGTTACCGCCTGGTATATGCAAATTTTATCATTTCGCATTACTTTAAATACTAATTTTTCTCTGCTCATTTTTTGGTTGTTTTTTTATCAATGTAATCGATGTAATCGTTTTTTCTCTTTTTCTTCTATATATATAAAAAAATAGGGGGGGTAGCATATTTTTTATATAAATGGGTTACATTGATTACATCGTACAATAACTAATTGATTTTCAATGCGTATGGATGTAACCCATTTTGATAAAAATGCGTTACATCCTAAAATAAATCAGTTACATCAGTTACAATTTCGGCCCATTTGCCATGATTTTGCCCAATCTTAAAATGGATTTGGTTGTTGTTTTGCCGATTTTTGTAATCGATGTAATCGATTTGCATAATTTGGGAAGCTATTTGTAACCCTTTTTTGAACCGTTTTAAACTGTACTCTTTGCGCTCAATTTCGTACCTATTTAGATAACCTTTCCACTCATCCGTTAGGGGTAAATCTTTCCCCTGATACTCCGAAATTAAGCTCTCAAAGTAATCGAGAAAATCCTCACCAAATTGCATTTTGATTTGTTTGCGCTTTAATTTTTCGCTGTTGGTTATCTCTTTTATCCCAATTTGAAGGTATGTTTTAACGCAATTAAACATGAAATTGTAAAATCTCAACCACTCATCATAATCCCATTCATCAAATAATTTGTGCCCGAAATGGTCAAATGGGGTGTATTTACTGCTAAAAAACGGCGCAAACTCCAACACGCGTTGCCTGCGTTTAGCGTGCTCTGCATTGTTTGCGATGCTGTAATTGGTTGTAAATGCAATTTTGGGGCTTTCATTATAGGATAAAAATAATTCATCCTTATTTTTTTTCTCAACGGTCATGCCCTCCGTAATGGTTGGGTAATACTTCTCAAAATCTACATTTTTTGGGCAATCCTCAATCACTACTAATTTAGTTCCCAATGTAACCCGTTGAAATGCAAACGTTTTATCGGGTTTAAAGTTCTTACCGTCAATGCGGACGGTTGGCACTAATTTGCTAATCGCTTGAAAAAATAACCCTTTACCGGTGCCGCCGCCCTTTGCCTCATCATCCGTCTCCTCTGCTAAAATTGGGGCGTATGGCCTTGCCGGATCTTTGTAACTGTGCAAAATATAACCAATCAATGTTTGAGCATATTGGATGCGGTCGGGCTCATCATTGGAGATTTTGCTGATAAACTCATAAAATTTCGATGCCGTTTGATCGATGGTTTCGTTAATGATGATATCAAACTGTATTATTTGGCTTTCCCATATTGCCTGATTTATTGATCCGTATTTAATCAATTTTATATCATCCTTTGTAATTACAACGATGCCATTACGGAAGGGAAAATAACAACAGGTAGCCCCATCCCGCAAAATCTCAATTTCGCTTTTGTCGATGTATTCAAAAAAAGCATCCGTAAAAATTGAGGTGGTTTGCCGCATGATCGCCTCCATTACTTCATAATGCTTTGCATCAACCAACCGCTGTTTAATAAACTTTTTGATTGATTCGGGGTACACTTCCCGCACAATTTTATTTTCCTCATGGATCAACCTGTAAACGCCATTTTTTACATCATGAAAATACAATTGGAAATTGTTTGAGTGTAACCATTCCTGAAGCATAAAACGTTGTATTTGTACGCCGCCATTTTTGCTATACGTCCAAAACCAACCATCATCATTTTTCTCACCGTAAATGTCGCTAAGTTGCTTTGCTGCCTTTTTAAAATCGCCATTGCACTCTAAAACGGCATAAACGCCAAATGGGCTGTATCCTTTATTATCAAATACGGATGATGTGGTATGCGGGTAAAATATGCGGGTATCGGCAAACAAAACCGCGCTGTGTGCAGATGTGGTGTGCCCTGGTCGTAAAAAAAATACTTTGCCGCCCGATTCACCGGTACGTGTCCAACCATGCTTTTCGAGTAATGCAACTACATCGCCGCGGTGGTTGTAATCATCCCACACGGTTAATTTATCATTGTTATGTGGGAGCGTTGGCACCTTGTACGGCTCAATGATTTGATTAAATGCTTTTGCGCATGATATTAATGTATCGCGCTCGGTTACGCTAATTACCGGTATATTATCAACGGCCTTTAAAGGTTGATATCCTGGCGATGGTGGGGCAACAACGTAACCGCCTTCACCGCGCGTTTCAATTAATACGCATTGCCGCACATTTGGGTTATCATGCAGCTCATCATCTGTTGCGGGCCGCTCTGCCAACTTTTGGTTGCCTTCAATATATTCGCACCGGTAATAAATATGGTACCCGCCGCTTTTGGTTTGGATGATCATTAAACGATTATACAGATCAATATCGGCCTCTTTTATTTTGGCCTCATAATCGGCGAAATTTATACCGTATTTACAATCCACGTCGATAACCTCCAAATTGCCCGATACCGCGCCGCAAATAACGGCAATGCCTTGCACCTTAGGATGTGCAAACATGTTGGTTAAATCGGCCTGCGTTGGCAATTTTTTTTGGTATGCCTTCCAGGAAACCAATGAGCGTTTTGTATTATCAGTTGGGATGGATGAAATGCCTTTCGTTAAATAGATCTGTGCTGATTCGTAAAAACTCATGGGTAAAATGGTTTAAATTGTTTGTTGTTATTACGTGAAATCCAAATTGGGTTAACTGTTTGTGGCGATACTTTTGTAATTCCGATAATTTGCCGGTTTCGCTTTTAACCTCGATAAATATCGTGTGCCCGGCTAAATGGGCCTGCAAATCCGGCCAACCATTTTTATTAGATTGGATGATTTTAACGGGGTACCAACCCGCCGCCTCTAAAAACTTAATAATTTGGTGCTGTATGTCGCTCTCTCTCATATTGGCGAAAATAGGATAATGTGAAATCCTTTTTAGCACTAACCACATTTAATATTTTGTGCTCAATCCCGCCTTTGCTAAAAATCCAATGCAAATGTGCCTCATTTTGCCGATCCTTTGATTGGATTCGGGCGCGCATTTGCCAATAAGTAATTGCGCTAAAATCAATATTGTAACATACCAAACAATCGGCGGTGCTTAAATTTATACCCTCGCGTCCGCTTTGAAATTGACTAATAAAAACCATGGTATCGGGTTGCTTTTGAAATTCCTCCGGCGTTTCGGTCAACTTAATGCCGCGCCGCTGTGCTTCGCACATTATTGACAAACGTTCCTGTCTAAATTTGTAAAATATGGCAATGCGCTTACCTGCAAACGTGTCAAAAATATATTTGGCTTTGGTATCATCAAAAATAATGCCCGTTGGTTGCCCATCCTGCACATCATCCAATAGACATGTACCACTTGACAATTGGTGTATTTTCTGCATCAATTTCACCTCCGTATCGGCTAAAATCACTTTATTATCGGATCCATTTACAACCCGGTCGCGGCGCAATTTGTCAATAATTAAATAAGTTTTTTGGCTCATCTGCACATCATGGAGGGTTTCAATTACGGGCTGTGTGAAGCCTGCCTGTTCCTGGGTGTATGGTATAAATAAATGTTGGCACACTTCATTAATCTCATCATGCAGTGCATTGCTGTAATCATTAACCATGCGATTGTAAACAAACTTTTGTTTGAGTGTTACATAACGTTTTGCCCATTTGTAAAAAGTAGGATCGGCAAACGGGCTGTTTGATGATACCCAAAATTGATGATAAAGTTGGCTGTAACTTTCCGGCGATGGGGTGCCGGATAAATAAATAATTGGCAGGCCTTTGCATAATTCCTTTAATGCCTTTGTGCGCTCCGATGGCAGGGGATATTGGCCTAAACTGTGCGCCTCATCAATTATTACTAATTGCGGCTTACCGGTGTAATTATGCAACTGTTCGTAGTTAATAATACTAATTAAAAAATGCTCTGCAAAATGCGCATAATCCGCCTCAATGGATGGGATGGCCTTTTTTTTGGTTACAAATAACACATTTTTGGCACCGTACAATTTTGCTGTGTTGAGGGCTGTTATTGTCTTGCCGGTGCGCACCTGCATTGATAAATAGGCAATGCCAAACTCATGCAGCAATTCAACGGCCTTATTACTTATTTCGTGTTGGTAGGTTCGTAAATTCATTTTAATAAAGTTGTTGTAATAAAATATGCATTTTATGAGGTGCCGCGTTGTTGCCTCCAAAATATGGGTTGCAACCAAATAACCATTTTTTGTGGTTAAAATTTACGGTGCAATGTGTGCGGTTATTAAAAATAAATTGGGATGTTTTATCCGGATGTAAAAACAACTCAACCATAAAATCCTCACCAAAATTTACGGATATAACATATTGCCATGTATGTTTTTTATTTACCTCTTTATATACTCCCAAATCGATGCGTTTGGTCAATTTGTTGTATCGCCAACCAATGCGTATTGAATTAATGCGCGGGTAAATGTTGGTTGATAAGCCGCATAATTTATTTATATCCTGATCATCGGGGGAGTCTAAAAAATATGCGCATGTTGTATCAAAATTACCTATCCAAATAAAATGCGTTTTATTGCGCCAAATCTTTGGTTGCAATGGGTAAAATCTGTGGTTGTTTTTTTGGGTTGTTCGTTTCATGTTGTTTTGTTTTTAGTTTCTCAATGTATAATAACGTATCCATCAATTAATCTTGCAAATGGTTTAAAAAAAAAGCCCTAAATTATCTTTTATACGATTTTCGGAAATTTTACAATATTCTTTTGTTATTTCACTTCCGATGTAATTTCTGCTTAATTTTTTTGCAACTAATGCAGTTGTTCCACTTCCCATAAAAGGATCGTAAATTAAATCATCTTTTTTTGTAAATGCATTTATTAAAATAAAAGGTAATTTTTCAGGAAAAATTGCACCGTGAACATCGGATATTTTTTTGCCTTTACCAATTCTTAAAATGTTATTCATTTCACCTCTTTTAAATTTGGCGTTTTGTATTGCTCTGCCTGCTTTTTTATCATCTTCTAATATCAATATCATTTCATAGCAGCTATTTAAAACCATTTCGTGCATTGCAGGTTGCCCATTACCTTTATCCCAAATAATAATATCCTTGATATATTTATTAAATTCGCCAATAATTTTAAAAAATGCTTCTTTACTACCTGTTACAATTTGAAAATTGTAACAAACAATTTTTGAAACTCTTAATAGTTCAATCAATACGTTTTTATGAAATTCATAAAAATCATTTATTGGTAAAGCATCATCAAAATATTTATATTTCTTGCTAAAATGATCAGATTTTTCTCTGGTTGTATACTGTCCATTTCTTACCCTTGTTCTCATATTATATGGAGGAGATGTAACTACCAGATCCACAAATTTATTAGGCATTTTAAACATTGTTTCAAGGCAGTTTTCATTATATATTTTATTTATTTTCATTTTATTCACCCCCAACATTTTGATATTGTTTTAGTTTAATTATTTACAATTTTATTCCATAAATTTTTTATTGCCCATTTAGATATCTCCCAAACAATTATAACAAAAGCAAGTTGTTTCATTATTTTTTTTTAGTTATATGGTAAATAATTAGTGCCATGTTAACGCAAGAAATGAGGGTAAAAAATACGGCCCATCCGCTAAAAATAGTTAACCTGGCAAAAAATAATGTTAATGCAGCGAGTATTGCATGAATTGCAATTATTTTTAATCTTTTCATATATCATCAATTATTTTTAATATTAAATAAAAACAGAAAAATAAAGTAAATAAAACGATGTACTTCATGGTTTTAGTATTTTATCAATATACTTTTCGACCTGATCCAATTGGTGCGCCTCTAAATGGCAAAGTTTGTCGTTTATGGCCTCAATGTTAAAACTTACCTCCATTTCGCGTTTTAATATTTCTCGGCTCCGATCGCTCAAATTGTATTTCATATCGTTAATAATGAAATCCAATTTTTGTTGGTATTGTTTAAATAAATGCTTCACATTGCCGGTTGTTTCGCGTTGTATGTCCATGAAATACTCATTGGCTGTGTTTACATGATGGAATGCTTTTGCAATGCTGTATGTCGTTTTATTCATGCATTATTGTTTTAAAAATGGGTTAGTGAATGAATTAACCAACAACGCGAAGGCCGCAATAAAGGTTAATAAAATTCATTTCAACGGATGCGCGCCATTGGTTATAGTATGTTTCTTTTTTTATGTAATTAACGCCGTAATCAATCCATGCCTTATTTTGGGCCTCTGTCATGGTGTAATCATTGTACCACTCATCCTGCCTGCCTTCAACATCGGCATACGTTAACGGCAATTCGGCAAACTCAAACATTTTATCGATTAAATGCGGCAAAAAAGTATCTTTTATCATTGCTTTACTTTTTAAAGTAACCGGGGGACAAATCGCCCCCCGGTTGGGTTTTCAATGGGTTAAAATGGTGCATCCTCAAAATCGGATGTGGTGTTAAATAATTCCGCTGTGCGTTGCTCTAAAAATTCCATCATTTTGGAATCATCCCACGTTGCAACGCCTTTTACTTTAATTTGCTCCAATGGTGGCAACCCATTTGGTGTTTCTTTTGTGTAAAACCATTTAACCGCTTTGCCGTCCTGGTTCAAAAAAATGCCGGTGCGCTTTTTGTCGCCTTCGATTTTGATGTGCGGGGTAATTGTTACCTCACGGCTCAAATCGACATTTGGCAGGGCCTTTAAAAATGCGGATGCATAACCGGACGAATAGCGCATGGATAAAATTGCGGTGCCGTCCTCATCCTGCAAATAAACCTGCCAATCTTTGCCGTAATCGCTTTCCCGCGTTTTTACGTTGGTAATGCGGCCCGTCCATCCTTTGTAAATCTCCTCATGTACCAATTTGCCCTCCTTTGTTACACGCTCTTTGGTTTGTGCTGTCGGGGATTGAAAGCGGCGCACAATTTTGCCGTCCATAATGGACAAATAAACCGCCGATGTTTGTTGAATTGCTCCCATAACTGTTAATGGCAGTACCTTACCAGGGTTTTTATTTTTGGGTTTGTTTAATTGCCTGTAAATATCCGTGCATTTTTGCCGCCTCAATCATTTTTTCGATTAAATCCGGTGTTGGATCAAATTCAATCAAAATGTATTGCCCGGTAATTTGTTGCTCAATTAAATTTACATCGCTGCAATATTTACTTAAAATTGGCAGCAAATCAATGTGTACTGTAATGGTCATATTTTGTGGTTTAATTGGTACTTATTCATTTTGGGTTTAATGGCCTTATTTTGAGCCAACCATAACTTTTGCGTTGCATCTAATAACGCCTCATCATTAACCCATTCATCCACATCGCGGTAAATTAATTGCCATCCACGGCCTTGCACCTTCTTTGCATCGTATGTGCGGGTTTTGGCGTTGAGCCACAAAATGGCAACCGCATCAATTGTTTGAGCACCATGCAATGCCGTGAATAACTTGCGATACGCGGCCAATTGCAACCAATAATGATCGTAAATGGTGTTACTTGTTTTAATGTCAATTAATACCGTTTGATCATTAATGTTTACCACACGGTCAATTGTGCCCGCATAACCTAACGAATGGTTGCATAAATTTATTTCGCTGAATAAAACATCCAATGGGTGCATTTGCCTAAACTCAACGTACCGCTCAAACATGGCCCACTCCGCCAATTTGTAGCCAATATTGCCGCCATTATCCAACAAATTGATTGGCTCCCCTGCATCGTAACGCTCCGTTAAACTGTGCACTATTGAGCCCCTGCGGCCTGCTTCATCCCGGATGCTGTCGGCATCCTCACCAACTTGCTTTAACCATTGGTAAAAATGCGCATCCTTAGGATATGCCTGCAAAATGGTTGTAACTGATGGCAGGTATTGCCCCTCATCGGTTAAATAAAACCGGTTATCTGTAAATGTTATTTGATTGGTGTTGGTATCAATAAAATAATTGGACATAAATATCGTATTTATTGCGTTTTTTAATGCGTTGCTGTAATCTTGCCTCATGCCGTATGGCTCGAATAATACCGCGCCAATCGTTGCTCTTTTTTGATGCGTTGGCGCGTTTCTTTTTTGAATAATACGCGATCATAAAAATTAAATATTAAAAATGAGATGATAATATTAAAAATGATAAATAAAATTAGCCAAGTAATCATGATTGAAAGGGTTTAAATATTTCGCCAAAATGTTTTAACAATGATTCCGTTTGATTAATTACTTTGTCCATGTTTAAAACGCGGCTCACAATGTATTGGTAAATTATTTGCTCAACTTCAACCAATGTGTTTAAATCAATTTCGGTTAAACTCATTTCCTCTAATCCTTCCAAATGGCCGTGCAATTCCATGAAATCCATAAAATTATTGTAATTAATTTCAACGAGCTCATCAATGTATTTATTGGGCAAAATATCAACCTCAATTGTTTTATCTAAAATTGAGTACTCATTGATGTAAAAAAGTTTGTGTTGCATAGTTGTTTAATGTTTTTAGGATTTGTGCGCGCCCGATGCGCTCAATTGTTTCCTGTGTTAAATAAATGGTGATGGGTTTTTTTAGTTGTTTGGGGTTTAGTCGTTTGCGCCCCGCTTTTGGTTTGTTCATGTTTTAAAAGTTAAATAATGCATCGGCAAATAATGCAAATAAAATGCCTAATGTTACGATAATCCAATTTTTTGTTTGTTCGTTCATGGTTTTGTTTTTTAGTGGTTATTAATTATTGTTTTTTAATTCGCAATATGCAATCGCGTCATGTTGATTAAAAAATATTGCAACAATTTCATCTGTTATTTCATTGCAAACTTTAAATTCATTTCCGAATAATGGGGTTCTAACGTAAAGCATAATTTTTGTTTTTTAGGTTTTTTGTTTTGTTTCCACAAATATACAATTGCCTAAATCATTTTACCAAATATTTTATCGTTGATTTTATCAAATTACGTATAACTACGTAGAAAAACTAAGTATTTATACGTAAAAAAGGCCACCGTAGAAACGGCAGCCCGAACAAAAACAATAAACCTATGTATGAAACGAACCCTAAGCAATATTACAACAAAACAGGAACTTTTGCGCATACCCTGCAATTAATTCCGCTTTATCTAACCCATTAACAATTTTGCGGGCATTGATGTAATCCTCCCGCTGATCATTAAAATATCTATCCAATCCAACGCCGGTGAACATGCCGCATTGCATGCCCTCAACTAATATTTTTACCGATACATCCAAATTTAAACACAACTCCGGTTGGTTTAATAGGTCGATGCCTAAATATTTGCCGAAACGCTCGTAATTCTCATACCACGTTAATTGCACCAACCCGCGCCCAAAATATAATTTATCGGGCACTAAATAACGCCTTTTGCTTTGCTTAATCTTTTGCCCGTATGGTTTGCCCTTGCCTTTGCCAAACTCATCAATTGGCTCAAATGTGCGGGCCGTTTCATGGTATGCCGTTGCCAATATGTAGGCAATTTTACGCCAATCATTTATTTGAGCAATGTTGAATGAATAGTCAATAATTGCACAAATGCCCCGCAAATGATATTTGTTAGGGGTTTTGTAAAGGCCGGATGATGTTAACCGGTTATTTAAAATAATTTGGTTAATCATTTGCGGATCAATTGATATAAATTACCAAATAAAGACAAAACTAATAAAACTAATAACCAAATATTCCATTTTGATAATTTGCCCGCATGGTATTTGATAACCTCATAATTTTTATTCGTATCGGCCAATAAATAACCGCATGCGCTGTCCTTTATTTTGACTGTTATGTATTTAATTTTATCCTCTGTCCGCACCATGGTTGGCCGTTGTATCAAATAAGACGTTTGCGGCCTTAATTGGTAAATTGTATCGCGTTCTGTTATTGTGTCCATGCCTGGGCACAAAATCTCTAAAAAATCATACTCCGTTTTTACAACCGTATCGGGCTCACTATATAGCACCGGGTAATTGGTTGCGCATTGGTAGGCAAAATATGCTTTATTATTTTTTATCCCTTTGTCAATTTGACGCTCACCTTTTTTTAATGCATTGCAACTAATCAGCAACATTGTCATTGCCATCATCAAATATTTCATCGTATAACGTGTTTAAACATTCGGAAATAATGCGCAAAGATTGACGGCGGATGCGTTTAACGCGTATCTCATCCGCTTTGCTCAATATCATCGCGTCCACATCCGCAACGGATGCCATTGCAAAATATGCACTTTGTATGTAATCATGATCTGTTGCAAATGCAACCTCTATTTCGTCCGATTCCTCAACCTCATTATTTGTTGCTTCAACTTCCGGCGCTTCGTTAACTATTACTTTTTCCATTTTATTTTGCTTTAATAAAATCGTACTCCAAATAACTTTTGTCCTCACCATTTTGCCGGCTTCTCACAAATCTAACCACAAGCCACCATGCGCCCACCGGCTTTGGCATTTTGCCCGTCTCAATGTGCCAACCGCCAAACCCATCTTTATATTCATCTTTATATGTCGGTAACCTCAAATGCCATTGTTCTTTTAAACAAATTTTGCCATCGGGCCGCAACCTTTCCTGCATAAAACAAACATTGTATTGCTCATGTACGTGCCCGCTAACCACAATATCCGCATCCGGCAAATACATCGCCTGGCGTGCGCTTTGGATAACTCCTTTTGTAATTGGGCCGCCGCCACCATGTCCATGGTAATATTTTAATTTTAGCGGAAATTTGCCACCATCGCTGCCACGGTGCAACATTAACCAAATGTAGCCACCATAACCGCCGGAATAGGTTTTATTTTCACGGCCAATATTTAACCGCTCAACCAACCGTTCAATTAAATTTGTTTCATGGTTTTTTAATATCGCCGTTTCATGGTTGCCCTGGCCAATAACTGCAATATTATCTGCATATGGTTTCAACCAATCCGCCGCCGTATCAACCAACGAATCCAAATAATGCGCGTTTTGATGTTCCGGCCTTACTTTGTTTTTATCGCTCCGCCGATCATATTTGCCCTGCATCGCACAAAAAAAATCGCCAAACATAAAAACGGGCGCATTTTTTTCCTGTGCCTGCTTTAAATGTTTTTCAATCATTTCGCGGTCTGCATCGGGGTTATCCCAATGATGATCCGATGATAATAAAAACCATTTTTCCCCGCTGTGCTCAATGTCAACATGCACCTGATGCACATTGCGGTTTAATTCTTTAATGATCATATTTGGGCCCATTTACGGGCGGTTGGTTTCGCGGCTTGCAAACTCCCCTTTGCTGTTGGTTAGGTAATTTTTAAGCAAATACGCCAATGCACTTGTTATTGCTGTTACTCCTATATTTTGCCAATCAAATGTTAATGATCCTGCATTAACGGTGTTGTAAATAACCGTAACAACGGACGTTAATACGCTTAAAATAATGCCCTTCGCTAAATCCTCAATATTTAATTTAAATAGTTGGCTCATGGTTTTTTAATTTGGTTTATTTGTATTTCCAATGCGTTTATTTTTTGCTCTAAATATGATAAACGCAACTCAATTAATTTATTATTTGCCTCCGTTGCCTGGCCTATTTTTTCAATCTTATTAACTAACCCGTAATAAATGGCAAAAATAAATGAGCATGTAAATGCGGTTGAAACAATCAATGTTTTTACGGTGCTAATTGTTATGCCCTTTATTTGCTGATTTTCAAACGTTGTCATTTAAACTTTATTTATTCGTGTGTTTCGTATTCAATACTCCATAACGCCAAATCGGTTGGTATTGGTTCATTTGATATTTCGTACAAATCCGCATTGTTGATAATCAGCGGATGCTGTTCTAATGGCAAATTCCAATTTTCAGTTATTGCAATGATATACGCCAATCGGTTGGTTGGCGATGGCGTGCCCTCAATTTTGCGTCGTATGTGTGCCATGTTATTGGTTTGTGTAATATACTATATTAATAAAACAGGTGCGTAATGCTGATCCGCTACCAAATTGTGCAATTAACTCATAACCATTATCCGCCGCATTTGAACGAACTCCAAAACGACCTGCCAACGATAATGTTGTTAATGAGGTTGATAAATGCCCCGTGCCGCTATACAAAACATCCGTTGCCGCGCCCAATCCGGTGGGATCGATTGGCGTTGGGCAATCGGTCGGCAATGTCATTAATACCTGTGTATTATTTGTGCCGCTGCCCGTTGCATAAATTAGTGTTACTGATAAATTAACCATGCGGCCAATACGCGTCCATCGATAACTATGATTTGTTGCGCCACTCGGTGCGGTACCGTTCCACGTAATTGTACCGGTGTATGTGCCGCTGGTATCTTTGTAATATGTTGCCGCTCCGTTTGCCGCCGCACTTGTGCCATTGGCCATAAATGAATATTGCCGCAATTGTTTGGGTTGAAATACAGTTGTATCGGTTATGTTTAATTTGGTGTTTATGCGGTTTGATAAACTTGCGGTATCTGTTGCGTTTAATTTGGTGTTTATGCGGTTTGATAAACTTGCGGTATCAATACCCGTTAAATAATTTGCCAACATTGCTGCGGTATCTAACGGGCTTATTCCAGTTCCCGCCATGATCCCGCTTTGCTGCGTAACGGTCAAAATTGCTGAAGGTACTAAAGGATGCGGCGCAATTGCTGCATTTTTAACTATCTCAACATTAACATTTGACGTTGCCCACATTAATTCAAAATAATCGTTTGAACTTGCATCAATTACATAATTCCATGCGGCGATTGTTGGGGATGCGTTTGCACTACCTGTCAAAACAACTTTGCCGGTTGTATTAGGTACATTAACGCCGTTTTTTCGAAGCCAAATATCAGTTGTCATGTTCCCACTTCCACCCGTTTTTTCTAACTGCAAAGAAAATTGAATGTTGTAAATACCAGCGTTATCTATTGTAATTCGTGTAGGATTGCCACTTAAATTGTTGACTATTGAAACGCCGTTTGACAATTGAGTAAATCCTAATTTAACCGGATATGCCGTATTAATAACCGCTGCCGTTTGTGTTGTTGTATCAATGAATGAACCATAGTAACCGAATGGCGGCGGATTCGTACCGACCGAATCCAAAAATGCAAAATAAGCAACTCCATTTTTGTAATATTTCACCGAATCGGCAAACCGTTTAATACTATCCACTTTGCCATTTATGCGGTTTGATAAACTCGTTGTATCAATTGTTGATCCTCCCACGCTGTCCAAAAATGCAAAATATGCAACTCCATTTTTGTAATATTTCACCGAATCGGCAAACCGTTTAATACTATCCACTTTGCCATTTATGCGGTTTGATAAACTCGTTGTATCTGTTGGGCCACCGCCACCGGTTATTTGGCTCCATCCCGCCGCTCGCGTCCATTTGTACAAAATATTGCCGCATGTATCAATTGCAATTGCCCCATCAATTGCCGTGCTCCCCTTAATTGTGGGCACCCCGCAAAATGATGGAATGTGCAACGTGCTGTCGGCTTTAATGCGCTTCATTTGGTACCCTTGCGCCGTCATTGGGGTAAACTGTGCGGGTTGCGCAAATGCAACGCCGTATGCGCCTAAAAATGCCACTAAAAACGAAATGATAATTTTATATCTCATCTGATGTAATTGAAATTGAACCGCTTCCGGTGAATGATGCCGTAAATGTGGCAATATTATCGAAACTTGCAACCTCTGTTAATGATGTTAAATACATGTTGCATTGCTTTTGTAAAAAACTCTGTGGCGATCCGCCGTCAACCTCATAAAATGTACATGCCAATAATGTGCCATCGAGCAAAAAATCATATAAATGGTTCATGCCCCAAACCGTGCCGGATGTGGCAATATTTACCAAACCTTCAATTGTGCCGCTAAAGCCAATGGCAGCGGGTTTGTATGTCTTAAATACCCCGGTACCGGCTCCGCTTGTTTCAATCAATTCGCGTTGGATATCAAAAGTTATCGACCTGGCACACGCAACAACGTAATCATTGCCGCCATCCTCAATTTTAAAAACCGCGTCAATTCCTTTTACTAACCCCATTTTTACTGCTTTATGTCGTAAATATACGAAAAATTGTAAATGGTACTGTTAACAAAATTGCCAAAATCGCACCATGGATCCTCCAATTGCTCAAATAATGCCCACATGGTGAAATTTGCTATTTCATTGCGGTAATCAATTGCAATGCTGCCAACGGGCATAATATTTAGGTTATTATATGCAGGCTCATCAAATTGGAACAATGATAAATTGCTAATTGTGCGCTCATCTTTATTGATGTATAACAATGTACCGTTGTATTTATATCGGGGCTTTTGGAAATTAAATAATTGCTCTTTAACTGAATATTCGCCAAATGATGTAAAAACTTTGTCCGGCTCGATGTATTCAATTGCTCCGGTATATGGCCCCTCCGATGTGCCGAACTCAATACCCTCAACATAAACGTACGCCAAACCATTTACAAGGTTACTGCCTGTAACTGTCCACTCACGATCAAAAAACTCATTAACATCTGTTATTGTAAACGTATCGCCCTCATTTAATAAAATTGGGCATCCTACAAAAACAAACCCAAACGGCTCCTCCGTGCTTGTGGTGTAAAATGTTACTTGTTTGCCAATCTCTTGCCCGCATTTTACAACCCAATTACTTGCCAATTGTTGGATGTTGTTAACTATTTGATTGATAAATAATGCGCCGCGAATGATACCGGATGGGGCATTATCCATTTCGATGGTTTTACTCAATGAATTTTTAATAACCGGCGTTTGAGTAACGGTATGCGTTTGACCAATAATGGTGCGGTTTTCCAAATAAATGCCGGTTGCATTAAATTGAATATTGCGAAATTTTGTTTCTCCTCCGCCTGCATCAACTTGCCGCAAATAAAAATAAAATGTGCCTTCATAAGGTACTACCGCCTCCGCAAAAAATGTGTGCCATTGGTTAGTATTATCTCCCGCGGGTATTTGCGTATTAATAACGGGCGGTGTTGCGCCTGTCCTAAAAGTAAAATCTGTTCTCAATGTGCGCTCAACTGTGCCATCCCAATTAATTAAAACAAAATCCAAATTAACAATGCCTGGTTGGCTTGCATTTGTTTTGTAATCATATTGCACCGAAATTTTACTGCCTGCATTTATTTCGGTTGCTGAACTTAACAACGCGCGGTTTTGGCTAAAAAATGGGTTACCCGTAACAATCAATTCGCGGCTTAACTCTTTATTTGTATTATCTTTTACAACTCTAATAAATGCATCGGATCCGCTTTGTTTTGTCCAAAATGTTGGCTCATATTCGTAAACGGT